ATTACGACGACAGCAATGCAGTACAACGCAAGGGCTTATCCCGCTCTTGTGCCTGGCAAGGAAGTCGTTCGTATTAAAACTTTCGATGGAGTCCGAGACGAAAAGTTAGAGTACATAGAAAAAGCACTCAACTGGTCCATCATGGAAGAGTCCTCCGAATGGGAAGAGGAACACGACAAGCTGCTGATGATCCAGCCCCTGGTTGGATTCGTGGTAAAGAAAGTCTTCTACGATCCTCAGTTGCAAAGGAACCGGTCCCAGGTGGTGCTGCCACAGAATTTTGTTGTGGACTATTACGCAAAGTCCATTGAATCAGCAGTTCGCAAGACGCATGTTCTTTCTTACACCGAAAACGAACTGGAAGAAATGTTCCGGATGGATTACTTCCGTAGGGTGGAAGTACAACCAACAGACAAGGAACAAAGAGATTACGCAAAAACGGTTGATGAGATACATGGATTCGAGAAACCACCGGCATCAGAGGAATTTGTCGTTCTCGAAGTCCATTGCTGGATCGACCTGGATGATGATGGATATGCGGAACCGTATGTCGTATGGGTTGTTGACGAAAAGGTTCTGAGAGTATTCCCAAGATTCGACACTATGTTTTTTGCCCGTCAAGGAGATGTTATCGAGGCAACGAATACGGATCTTCTTGAAATGGGCTACAAGATAGCCCGGATTAAACCAGAGGAATATTTCGTCAAGTACGGATTCATACCTTCACCGGATGGATCCATCTACGACATTGGCCTTGGAATTCTGTTGACTCCGAACAACGAGGCAGTCAACTCCATTCTTAACCAATTGATTGATGCCGGTACGCTCTCGAACGTCCAGGGAGGACTGTTGTCGAGAGGTATACGGATACGTTCTGGCAACCTGGACATACAACCAGGACGCTGGCACAAGACTGATGCCGATGCCGAGGAACTGCAAAAAGGTGTCTTCCCGTGGCCGATCAAAGAACCGTCTGGCACATTGTTCAACCTTCTTGGTCTACTGATTGACGCCGGTCAAAGAATAGGGTCCGTCTCTGAGGCCATGATGGGATCCATGCCAGGACAGAACACTGCTGCAACGACCGTTATGGCATCCCTGGAACAGGGAATGCAGGTCTTCTCTGCGATCTACAAAAGAACCTTCCGCTCGATGACTCTTGAGTTCAGGAAGTGGTTCGAACTGTCGATGAAGTATGTGGATCCAGAGATGTACGAAGACATGAAGGGTCTGGTCGTTCCTATCGCAGATCCCAACATCGTGTCCGCAACCCAGAGAATGGTGAAGGCACAAGCTGTCATAGAAAGAGCAACCATGGCACCGCACCTTTACGGTGACCAGGGCATGCTGGAAGCAGAACGACGTTACCTGGAAGCACTCCAGGTCGAAGGCATAGAGACCTTGCTACATCCAGGAGAGTTCCAGGATCCGATGGCACAGGCACAACAGGCAGAAACCCAGGCTAACATGCAGGTCGCACAAGATGAGTCCCAGAGGGAGTGGCTCAGAACCCAGGCTAATGCACAGAAAGACCAGGCCACCATTCAATCGAAGGCAATCGATGACACAGTGAAACAGAGGGAGATTGCACTGAAAGAGGTGAAATCGGCAATGGACTATGAAATAGAGAAGGAAAAACTTGGACAGGGACGAAGTTAAGGAATGGGGTGCATCCCCAGTCACTAAAGAACTGATATCCCAGATCCAGACCAGGAAAGATCGAATCCTGGAGCGTTTTGTGAGTGTGGATAATATGGTGGACCACGGAAAACTCGTAGGTGAGTTTAGAGGTCTTGAGGACGTAGAACACATGATCGAGGACATACATGAGGATCAAACCAGTAGGAGAGAAGTTGGTAGTTCGTCCGCTCAAAGCGGAACGAGTTACTGAGGGAGGTATCGTAATACCGGAGAGCGAAGCCGAGAGATACGACCTGGCAGCTATTAAAGCGGAGATTGTTGCAGTAGGTCCGCTGGCATTTGAAGCAGAGAGAAAGCATGAGAAAGAGTTTGGTGTTGATGTTTCTCATGCGATTCCTCGTCCAGGCAATCTTGTCGCAATGGCTAAGTACGCCGGTTACGAAATCGAGGTCGGTTCTGAAAAACTGAGGGTAGTTATGGATGCCGACATCACAGCAATCCTGGAGGAAGAGGATGGATGAGGCAAAAGAGGTAGCTACTATAGAAAGTGTGGCCCGTGATATGGGCTGGGCAGATCAAGAAGAGTGGAAGGGTGATCCAGATCAATGGAGACCAGCGGAAGATTTTATCCGTGCAGCACAGTCGATCTCTCAGGACAAGGGAAGTGAAATCCTTGATCTGAAGTCGAAGATCGATGGTCTTACTGGTGAACTCCGAAGTATGGGTGTCAACCAGGCCAAACAGATCAAAACAGCGACAGACGCTGCCAGAGATCGTTTGGAAAAGGAACGTACTCTAGCTGTTGAAGAAGGGGATACGGCAAGGTTCAATGCGATTGATGAACAAATCAAAAGCATGCCAACCCAACCGGACCCTGAAATGGCAAGACGACAACAGGACTTTGAAGCCGGTCTTACTAAGTTCATAGAACATAATTCCTGGTATAACACAGATCTTGCAATGCAGACCTACGCCAACACGGTAGGTCAGAACCTTGCAACGTCAAATCCACAGATAGATCCAGACACCTATTACAACACGGTGGAGGAATTGGTGAAGACTCAATTTCCGACGAAGTTTGCCACTGATAGGCCAATGAGCCAGACAATGGCAGTTTCTCCGGACAAACCTGCTGCTAAAGGAAACAGTGCCTGGTCACAACTAAAGGCACAGTATCCGGAAGCAGAGGCGACGTTTAACGATCTTGTAAAACGAGAGATCTTCACTAACAAGGACCGAGAGAAGTACGCTAAAGACGTACTTGAAATCTAGGTTCTAATTCATTCACCGCAAGCCACCTACGGGTGGCTTTTTTATTGGGAGCAGAGGAAATGCAAAGAGGTAGACCCAAGAAAGGTCCAGTGCGTCGAAGGGACAAAGCAAAGATCGACGGAACACGATTCAAGTTGTATGCACCGGAGATTAACGGTTTCGTTACCCGGTGGGTTAATGACCTGAACAACCGTGTTCATATGTTGACGAATTTCGATGATTGGGATTTTGTCAGCAGTCAGGAAATCTCCGACCAGGACGGTCGCGCAATAGTGGGTGATCCCAGCGTAACCCCGGAGTTGGCACCAGGAGACCGTGTCGCCCGAATCGTTGGCCAGGTGGAAGGCAAACCACTCTACGCCTACTTGCTCAAGAAGAGGAAAGAATTTTATGAGCAAGACCAGGCAGAAAAAGAGAGCGACCTCTTAGAGGTCGAAAGTCAACTTAAACGAAGCAAAGAAGGTTCTGACTTTTCTCACGGCAACGTGGAGATAGGTCGTCGCTGATTTGCTAACCACAGGAGAAATGTCACATGGCAAATGTAGACAATCCTCGCGGAGCGCGTCCAGTCAAACGAATGGACGGTGGCCCCGTAAATGTGGCGAACAAGTGGTCTGTTGACTCCAGTAACGGCACTGCCATCTTTCTCGGAGATTTTATAAAACTCGAAGCTGATGGTTATGTTGCACCTGCTGCTGCAGGTGGAAGCATCCTTGGGGTGTGTGTCGGAGTTCTTGGAGACTACGGAGACTTGACTCGTCGCTATCTACCCGCTTCTACAGCGGGAACGATCCTGGTCTGTGATGATCCTTGGACTATTTTTGAAGTCCAGGAAGACTCAGATAGTTCTGCCTTGACCTTTGCGAATATCGGAAGTAACGCCGATATCACTGCAGGTTCTGGTTCTACTACTACAGGCATCTCTGCTCACGAAATTGATTCATCTGACATTAAAACAGCTGTCGCACAGCTTCGCATCATTGCAGCGGTACCAAGAGCGGACAATGCGATAGGTGATCAATGTGACTGGTGGGTGATGATCAACGAGCATGCGTTTAACGACGTAGCAACCGGCGCAGGCGTATAGGGGAGAGGAATAAATGGCTATTACAACCACACAGACTCACCCAAAACTATTATGGCCTGGGTTACTCAAGGTCTGGTCAGAATCGATGCACGGGGACTGGGATGAAGAATATTCCAAGATCTTCGATAGCATCAGTTCTGATAAGGCATTCGAAGAGATGCAGCAAGTTACCTACTACGGTCTCGCACCGGAGAAGGCACAAGGTGCTGCGCTCACTTACGATGCAGAACAGCAAGGATACAACAAGCGTTTTACGCACGTCGCGTATGCACTTGGTTTCCAGATCACACGGGAAGCAAAAGACGACCTTCAGTATGTCGAAGTTGCAACCCAACGGATCAAGGCAGTATCCCGCTCCATGCAGCAAACTGTTGAGACGGTTGATGCAAACCATCTTAACCGCGCCACCAACGGCTCCTATACGGGAGCAGACGGTGTCGTGCTTTTAAGTACCGCGCATCCGCGCATTAACGGTGGCACCGACAGCAACAAGCTGTCTACCGCTGCCGACTTGTCTGAAACTTCCATCGAAGATCTGGTAGTCCAGATGTCGAAGGCAGTTGACGACCGTGGCCTGAAGATTCAGGTCAAACCGCAGTCGTTAGTTATTCATCCGAATGATTTCTTCAATGCTAACCGCATCGTTGGATCAAATCTGCAGAATGACACGGCAAATAACGCTATCAACGTGATCAGAGGCCAGGGTGTATTCCCAGGTGGTATCTTGGTAAATCATTATTTATCTGATACCGACCAATGGTTCATTCGCTCGAATGTACCTGGTTTGTTTCACTTGTGGCGAACCAAACCTGAGTTTGCGAACGATGATGACTTCGCCACCAAGAACGACCTGTACTCTGGGTACATGCGTTTCTCAAGTGGTTGGTCTGATTGGAGAGCAATCTGGGGTTCGGAAGGCGCATAAGCCAACCTTTGGAACGTGGCCTCTTAACGGGGGCCACGTCCTTTTTTAGGACGTTCTAAGGAGAACAATACAATGGGAACTCCCACAAGATTTACCAGTGGCGTCGGCACTGCCACAAAAACATCCAATACTGGATACTATGGAATGCCGGATCCAACGAAGTGGATCACTTACTTCAACGACTTCACTGAATACGTTGCAGGTGACTGGACTATTACCACGACTGAAGCTGGTTCCGGTGCTGCTACGGAAGCCCTGGCATCTACTTCAGCTGGTGGCCTTTTGTTGATCACCAATGACGATGCTGATAACGATTTGGACTTTTTCAACCTGAAGACTGAAGCCTTCAAGTTCGTTGCTGGCAAAAAGACTTTTTTCAAAGCTCGTTTTGCGGTATCTGACGCAACTCAAAGTGATTTCGTCATGGGTTTGCAGATCACTGACACAACAATTCTTGCAGTTTCTGACGGTGTCTACTTTATGAAAGACGATGGCGATGCTTCGCTCGACTTTCATGTTGAAAAGGACAGCAGCGACACTACTGCTTCTGCTATCGCGACTGTTTCTGATGCCACGATGCTGGTTGCCGGTTTCTATTACGACGGAAAAAGTGCTATCGAGTACTACGTCGATGATGTCAAGCTAGGTACGTCAGTTACAACCAACCTGCCTGATGATGAAGAACTTGCTGTTTCGTTCGGCATCCAGAATGGTGCTGCAGCTGCAAAAACGATGACTGTCGATTACATCTTTGTATCACAGGAGAGATGATAAATTAGGGGTGGCCTTCGGGCCACCTTCTTCTTTGGATAAGAGATATGG